TAGAGAGAACACGTCAATGGCCTTAGCATTTTTTATATCTATAGTTCCATCTGATCTTACTACTGACTCATAAACATTATTGTTTTTTACCCAATAGGCTTTGTCATTTACTATTGCAAAGTTTGTTCTTATTTTTGACAAGTACTCTTGTAGTTGTCCATCGTATTGATTAATCGCTGGACTTTGTGGAATTTTCATCATTTCGTCTACTGTCTGCAATTGACTGAATTTCTGAAATTCTTTTTTCAGTAGTTGCCTTATAAAGTAAGTATTCATACTCAAGTTGACTGCACTTGTTCCTGTAATAATTAAGCATAACTTGTAAAGTATCTGTAGGTATTGTATTTTCATTCATTACAACTCCGTTTCTTTATAATAATTTTACACTAGTTAGGGTTAGTTGTCAAGGGTTTTTTTAAAAGCAAATGCAGATGATTCCCACACTGCATCATTTGATTTTTTAGATCTTACGTTCATAATTGCGTTTCGCTTAGACTTGGCCCAAGCATATCCAGAGTCGCCACCCCAAAGAAGCCAAGCAATTTTTCCATTTGATGGTCTTTCTGAGTTATTCCAATCTTTTCCTTGCTTATCTACTTCGTGACGTGAAAAGAAGGAGTACATTCTTAAAACGGTTCCAGGACTTAATTCTTTTCTATTTGCCAAGTCTCTTGCACGAGCAACACCAACTGCTGTTCCACCTCTACCAAACTTTCTTCTTAACTCTAATCCTCTACGAGCATTTGATGCCATAGATTCTGTTGGTCTTAAATCTAAATCTTCTAAACTTCTTTTTTCTAAATCTGCCTTGTCCATTGAATGATCCATCATATCTTCTTCAGTTCCAATTAGCATTGCGTCTGATGATTTAAATGCTGTAAATAAATCAGTTCCTTGCCAACTACCATTTGACTCTTCATATATTCTTATTAATATTGCTGGATCTTCTGGTGTTGACATAATTTCAAATTCTGATCCAATTGCAAGACCTCCATCTCTCATCACATGTTCAATTTTTCCATGTGCCATTCCCTTAGAGTATGGACCCATCACAAACATTCCTTCTTGCATTTCGTGTTCTGCTTTAATTAAATCTGGACAGCATTCTTCTAATTCTTCTGATTTTTTAACTGGTACACAATTAGGAACCATTCTTCCATTCTTACCTGGCTTCATGCCACGTTGAACGTATCCATCCCAACATGGTGATTTTTTATCCATGTCATCTTCCATATGGTCTGGACAGTTTTTTGGATCAGTGCACTCTTCCATTGAATGAGGTTTTTTATTTGGAGTATCTTCATTTGTGATAGCACCATCATGTGATTTTTTAGATTGTGCTTCAGCAGCATATAACGCTCTTTGTTGTTCTACGGCTTTTTTACGTGATGGGTGACAGCCTTTAGTGCCTCCTGGGCCGACTACTGCATAACCCTTGCAACCACCATAGTTTCTTTTGATATCGTAAGGCATGTCTAAATTATATCACCATTGTGGTGATTGATCATATTTTCTAAAAACATTCTTTCTTCCTCTTTCAAAGTATCAAGTATAGATGGATAGTCTATATCTTCTTTTAGCATTACTAGAGGACCATCTTCTTCAAACATTATTTCTACATACCCCTGATTCCACAGATCAAAGGCTATTTGATTTATGAATTTCATATGCTCTTCAAAAAACTCTGGGATTAATTCTTTCATTTTAGGAGTTATACAGTATGTAAAAGAGTCAGTTACTTTATCATACCCCGCAATTTCTAGAGCACCAATTTCAACCATTAGGTTTATAAAGGCCATTACTCTTTCTTCTTCTTCTGGCGTATATTCGTCTGGGCTCATATTAATCTGAAGCCTCCGTCCCATCCACCGATCTTTCCTCTAATCTTTTCTTTTTCAAAACCAAAATCATCGTCTTCTACGGAGTCTGAGTCTACCCCACCCCTAGACCAAGTGTGTATGTCTACTTCTTTTACTCTATCTTTTTGTGATCTGCTAATTGCGTTATAAACTGATCCACACATTGCGTCAGCCAAGTCTTTAGACTTTTTTCTAGGATGATCAACTCTATTATTGTTCATTATTCTTAATTCTAAAAGTTCTTCAAGAAGGATGTCTATATGAGGTGCCTCAACCCTTTCTTCATAAATTAACATAGCCAAATCTTCATAGTGTTTTTTAGCAACTGACAAGGTTTCTGTTTTAATTCCTACTTGTTTTAATTCGTTTTGTATATCAAAAGATTGCCATCTATCAAAAGTAACTAAGCCTAAGTTAAATCCAGATCTTCTTAAATCTATAATCCAATTTTTAACTTCGCTTAAATCTACTGGACCCTCACGCTTTGGTTCCCACCAAGCAATAGTGTCTACAACCACTAACGGCATTACTTGCTCATAATTATTAAAGGACTGAACACTTACCCATTTTTCAACATGTGCAATTGATACTGCACACTTGTCATGTTTTTGTGCCAAGTCAGCATGAACAAAATATTCTACGTCTTCTTTGGGTTTGAAGTTTAAGTCAAATCTTCTACTGTTATCAATTGGGTTGTGTCTTGATAGTGCCTTTTCAACTTTTGACCTATCTTTAAAAAATGCATCTGATGACACTGTTGGCATACAAGCAAAACGCATAAGAGCATCTGATTGATCTGTAAAAAATGCAATTTTAAAATCTTCAATAGTTCTGGTTGGGTTCATTTCCCAAGTTGGTCTACGTAATGCAAATACTCCAGGGTATTTATAACTAATTATATTGTCTTCTTCCCATTCAATAACAAACTTATTAGTTGGATCTTCTTCAGATAATGCTGGATTTATAATAAACTCATGACTTCTAATTCCTGTTTCTTTTTCTGCTACCACATCTTCATATCTTTGTGATATAAAGTCTCCTTTGTACCTTGGAAAAGAAAGAAGAATTACTTTGCCAAAATCTGGAAAACGAGAATCTACAGATCCTCTAAATGCTTTGTATAAATTATCTGCTGTTTTTCCTTGATCGTTTCCTCCAGCAGTTTCCATAGCAAATCCAGATATTTCATCAAGAACTGCCAGCATCAGGTTTAAGCCTTCTGCTGACTCACGTTCTGAATGTCCTGAGTACACAGTGATTGCTTTACTAAATTCAATACTATCAACTTTTGGATCAGAATATTTACCAGCAAACCATGGGGAGCCTTCTATTTTAGATTTAAAACCTTTAAAGAATACGTTCTTTGCTTGCTGTGCGTTTACTGCAACGTTAATAAGATCTATCGCATCGTTCGATGGTTTCCCAAAATACCTTGATGGATCTTTGAGGCAAAGAAGTTTATAGACAATATAAGCACAGCCAATGGTAGAAGTGTGGTCTTTACCACTACCCTTTCCACACATAAGAATAACTTCAGACTTGGTATACTTTTTGTAATGTTCATTTCCATCTTCTTTTCCTAACCACCTTTCAACATCTTCTTTTTTATAAATCTGACTCATGCATTCTACAAGTGTATATTGATATTCAGATAACTCTGGTTGATTTAAATAATCTTTTCCAGTTACAAAAGTTTTAACATCGACTGGCATTTCTTCAAAAGGGCTTTCATCTAGTGCTTCAATAAAATCACTAAAATCAATCGTTGTCAATTACAACCACCTCGGTTTGAATTTCAGAAAGTCTACGCATAATTTCTTCACGAACTTCTGGATGTTTAGAAGCAACCTCTTTTAATATTTTCATTAAAACATCTTGCTTTCTTTCCATTTCAATAATTTGTTCTGCTATTTCTTTATTGTCTAACAATCCTGCTTTCTGTAACATCTCAAGTCTTTTGCTTTCAATATCTGCTATCAGTTTGATAGCCTGTGTTTTTGCACCAAGATTTGTATTTATATCTGCAACATCAATAACTTCATATGCTTTCTTAATTAAAGAAGAATAGTGTTGATCTGCTCCAGCAAGGGCTTCCTTTGCACGAGCATGTATGGCTTGATTATTAGAAGCCATTGCTCTCCAGTCATTTAAAAGAGTCATCACCTTTGGTCTTGGGATATCTAATTGTCTAGATATCTCTGAAGCATCTAGGCCTTTAAGATATTCTGTGGCAACACTGTTGACTAGGTCAAGGTGTTTTACTAAATCATTGTCGCTCATCTAATGTCCTTAATAATACAAGGTATCCAATAAGGTCAAGTATGGTGTCTTCAGAAGCATACTCTTTACCTTTATGTATTCTATTAAGTTTATCATCAATACGAATAAATATTTGTTCTTTTGGGGTAGATTTACTAAATATGTTGATTGGATGACTATATGAACTACCATAAGATTGATTCTTTTTAATCAGTAGTTCTGCTATATCCAGGCATTCATCTAGAATCTTTCTACCCGCAGGTGCTTGAGTAGATATATCACGAATAAACTTCATTCTATCTTCAAGGATCTTATCGAGATCTACCCT